ATAAGATATTGAAGTCCCAGTTATTTCAGAAGCAGCGTGTCTCATACAATTTTGCAACCATAAATCCATTTCTGCTTGGGTGTATTGCTCTATATTCTTATCAGAGTTTCTAATAAATAGCATCTGTTCCATAGAAGGAGCTGGTATATTATTAGCTGCTAAAAGAAAATAGCTAGTAATAATTTCATCAAGATCTTGAGTAGTACCGGCAGCACCAATGCCGGCGGCCGTATAAGCTGCAATATCTGCGCGGGTATCCCTAAATATTAGATTTTGAGATACCGCTGAATATCCAGTTAATGTAGTTGAAGTGTGAATGTAATATGTGCCCGGTTGTCCGTTACCACTTGTAAGAGTATCTATAGCAGGTTCAATAAATGTATCATAAACATCAGTTAATGTCATAGCTTGAATATTACCCCCATTTTGGAACACGGGAAATGCAACTAGATTTGTATCTACACTTGTAGTAGTGTTAGCTCTAGTTTCTTCTATTTTAGCAAAGTTATGATTTACTTCTTGAGGTTCGCCAGTCGATGTTTCTGGTACGAATGAGGTTGTAGATACGTGGGAAGTACCAGAAATTAAATGGGTATCACTAATTGCTCCAAGATTTCCCGAATCAGCAACTTGTGCTAAAGTAACGGATGGAGACTCTCCATACAAATATCTGCATCTATCTTTAACAGCATCTATTTGAGCAGTAGACATTTCGATAAAATCATTACTTCCGTCTAGAATAAGGGGGGTTCTTATAGCCATTATGTGCCAGCTCCGAATAATGTTTTTATTTCATTACCAGCAGAATTTAAAATCTTTAATTCAACTACACTTGATAGCTTATCTGAAGTAATAGCATCATCCGCAATAGCTTCTTCTTGTATACCGGCAGCTTTAAGTGTTACTAAACCTAAATTTACATCAAAGTCTGCAGAGTCAAAAGATGCAATACCATTGGCTGCGGTTGTTGCAACGTCCGGGGTTACGGCAGTTGCAGAAAATTGACCGCTTGAAGAATCGTATAATATACCCGTACCGGCACTAAATATGTTACGTACATCTGTTACAGAAGTTCCTGTAAACGTAAGAAAGCCAGTTGAAGAATTATAGGCAAGAGAGCCAAATCCCCCGTTATTTACTACCTGAATAGCTGCTGCACCATTTCGAAAATCTGAATCGAGTTCATTATAAGCGACGCGCCAAGCATCTAATGATTGATTAGTATTTATTTGTGTCATTATAGTTTCCCTATTAACTCTTTCAGCAATGCTTTAATTTCACCCACGTCGCTTTCAAGGGTTTCAATACGTTCTTTTTCTTTTGCTTGCGCTTTTTTTCTTGCTCGTGCCGCAGCTATTTCGCTCTTATTGCTATTTATGATCGCGCCAGACCCGAATTCTTTTTTTAGGTCTGGCTTATTTCTTACCGGCGTTTTCATTAGACTGATAACGCGATTGCTCTAAAGTCTCTAAAGACTGGTACTTTTGAGCTGTTAGTCGAGTTCATAACAATCTTAACTTGGAATGTTACGAATGGAGATAGTGTTCCAGTATTTCCCCCGATGGTATAACGATATTCTCTAAACACGCTAGGATTTTCGTCTGCTTGGACTGGGGAGTCTAAAGTAGCCAATGTCCAGTTTGTTTCTAGGATATCATCGTTATCACCTATTGCTTTATAGTATATATCAAAGTTTGAAGCCGCAGGTCTGTTAGCTGATAAGATAACTTTAATACCTACCGCGTCTTCTTCTAAAGTAACCGGCTTAGTAACATACTTAGCAAGGTGAGTACCGCCGATCGGATCAGTTTCATCAATATAAGATAATGGAACGTTATATCCTGAAGTGGTGGTTGATTCCTGTTTGTCAATTAGGTTACTAATGGCAGTAAGTGAACATCGTTCTGCTGAAATAACCGGTGATACAAAATCACTTGTTGAAGTCATAATTGCTTTTATTTCAGCCGATATAGTAGGATAAGCCCCGCCTGATGTTTCAAGATTTTCACTCATAATTACTTTAGGAGAAGTAAAGTTATATGCTTCATATTCTTTTAATGGGTGTGTGTAACCAGCTTCTTTTTGGTAACTTTGTTCACTACCTGCAAGAGATTTACTAGAAGTAAAGCTACCTTCAAAGGTTACATTTGTTCCGGGAGGAGAAGTAATTTCAATTGATGGATATACCGTATCCATTATAACATTATCAGAAACGTATATGCCAAGTCCGCCCGAGCGGGAAGAAGAGGTTGCTACTACGTCAGCTTCGAAAGTATATCCCGAACCGTCTATCGCAGTAATTGTTCTATTTCCAGTTAAGTTTGCAACTGCCATTGGGTATGCAGCAGAAGTATCAATACCATTTAGTTCGATAATATCGTTTACTTGTAAACCGTGGTTAGGATGAATAACCCGAACAGTAGCATCGCCATTTTCAAATAGTAATGGATTAGGTACCAAAAGCTTAGGTTCTACATAATCATTCTTAAATACTGCAACACCTTGTTCTTGGAATGAAGCACGGTGTAAATCAAACTTAAGGTCTATCCATTGCGAAGGCTCCCAAGTAGCACCATTCTGCGATCGGAAGAAAGAACCAACATCCGGCTGTTTAGTAATTTTCTTATCATTTGATCCTAGTATAAAATCACCTACTCGTGCAGCAAAAGCTGTATATTCGATAGAAGGGGATTTAACTACGATTGCATGGTAACGGTTAAGTGCACCTTCTAAATAAACAGGAGCATCAAATTCAAAATATGTTACTGCAGAACCGTCATCCGAAATACTTACTTGATCCGGAGATAAAGTTGCAACCGCACCATTGTAGTAATGATCTGCTTTCGGATACCCATTTTCAACTGAAGTTAAATACACTCGAACGGGAATACCGTTCGTATCTTTATCTTTAAAGTATATACCAACTTTAGTAATAAAGACCCCTGTATCTTTTTCAACCAAGAAAGTTTGCGCAATCGGATCTCGAGGCCATCTTCCGCCTACGCGAGTAGGTGCTGGTGCACCAGGTGGGCGAATTGGATTATTGTTATCGCGATTTGGGCGAGGAGGCGGCGGGGGTGGAGGCGGAGGTGTTGGCCGACGGAATCTAGTATCAGTTACGCCTTCCGCGATATAATTAGTTGAGCAATATGAAATAGCATTTTCTTCGCTACCTGTTGGAACATCCACTAATTTAAATTCACGCGATCCTGATAGGAACCAAGTAGTGTTATTATTTGGAATAAAGAATGTTCCTTCAATAGTTCCGTTTGCATCTGTAATTAAAGCAGAAGCGGTAGTCGTTGGGGCAGAGTTACCAAATACTGGGTTCCAATTCCACTCAAAGTTTCTACGGAAAATGCGATTGCTAAATCCAGTTGTACCCCAGCCATTTCTTCTGTTACCCCAACGCCAATTGGCAGGGAATGTAGCACCAATTCGAGAGTTCTGAGCAACGTGATCTGTAACTGCTACATTGTCAAAGAATGGCCAATGGCGTGTATTAGCTAATAGGCCTCGTGCACGGAAACGAATCTCTCTCGCGCGGATGCGCGGAATAAACAAACGAGTAGCGAATCTACCAAATGTAGTGCCGTTGTTAGTTTGAGATTCAGAATTCGTTAATCGCTCTTCACTATTTGAACGTTCAATACCTGACCAACCCCATTGGAATTCTCTCCAGTTAGGACTAATAGTATCAAATACCCCAGGAAGGATTTGGTTAACTGCAGGCGGTAGACTGTTTAAAGCATCTTCAAGTGATCCCGCACTTGTAAAGTTATTTGCTTCTGTTAGGTTAATACGATTTCTTAAGAAGTCGCGACGCCCACCGAATTCCGGATTTGAACCTAATGCATTTAAGATTGAGTCCGTATCCGCAGTTCCTAAAGTATTTCTTAAGAAGGTTTCAATTGAAGCTTCGCCACGTCCATCTGAACGAATTGTAAGTGTATCACGAGATTCGTCTGTTGAAGGCGAAAGAATTAAAATTCCTTCGTGCTTCATAATAGTAAACGGATTAACTTTTACCGTACGAGAGGCAAGACTTTGAGAGAACCAAGGTAATTCTGAATATTCTAAAAGAACGTTATCGCCTTTAAGATTAGTAGTGACAATGTCTGTATCCGATGAATCAAAGAATAAAGATACGTTCTTTTCACGGAATGACGGACGAAGTATACCTTCTGACGCGTCGATAGAAGCACGATATTCTAAGTCGTCAAAGTTTGCTGCACGGTGATCTTTAAAGTCATCCGTTAAGAATCCCGACTTAGTACGATTTAAACCTGCGTTATCTAGAACTTCTAATGTTTCGGCTTTAATATCTAATAGAGACAGAGTAGCCATCTCTTCAACTTTATTAATCTTTTTATGAAGTTTACCAATATCACGCATTGTATAACGACGATTTTCAAACACTTGTGATGTAAGATCGGTTTCGTCTAAAGTGTTAGCATTAAGATGGAAACTATAAAGATCCATAGCACCTGTTTGAGTAAGAGGATACTGAGGCTCTTTGCCGCCAAGGCCTGTTACATATGAAATTGTACCGTCTGAACGAGCTACCAATTTATCTTTACGAGGTAAATAATAAGTAGGGTCAATAGTAATTAGATCAGTAACCTGAGGGATTTCACTTTTTGATGCGCCAGCTCCCAGAAAGTTTGATCCTGCATTATTAATAGAAGGACGGAAGTCAAGAACGTCACGTAAAGGAATAACTGTTCCATTTGAAATTCTATGACTTGGGATTTTTGAGTAGTCTACGTCAGCTGGTGCATAAGAATTAACTGCAAAGAAATCGCCAGTACCTACGTGATTAAAGTGATTAAATCTTATAAAGATGTTCCCACCCGGTGCAGTTTGACCTGGAGCAAGAACCATTCGGCCGTGATCATAGAAATTATCACGTTGCCCGTTATCTACGTAGAATTTAGTAGAAAGATCTACGCCATCGGAATCATTAGCACGAACGCGGGTTACGTTTAGAATATCTACTTCACCTAAGTCTACATATGAGCCGCTTGAATCTGTCGTTACTGCCGCAGTAACAGTAGAGTTATCTAAAGCTTTTGTTTTATACGGGGTAGGAGAACCTGCTCCGCCTTTTTGGACCAAGTAAACAGTATTAACAGTAGTAGCGGCCGTAAGGTCAGGTGCAGCAAATGTAACGGTAACGGTTGTTCCCACAATGTTTATTGCTGTAGAAGCTATAACGTTTGCGCCGCATGTGAAAATCCATTCGTCTGTTGACGTAAATGATTCTCCTGTTGCTGCAGATATCTGGATCTGATTGGTGTTATGAGTATCGCTAGCTGATTTCATTACGGTGTAAGTGTAGTCACTTGCATTAATCGAAGAAGGCCTAGATCTTGGCAATTGAAATAAAAGGTTATTGCTTGTAGTTTCTTTTAAGACGGATCGGCCATTTTCTTGAAGTATTGTAGCATAGGAAGTATCTGATAATCCAACAATATTAATATCACGGAAATTAAATCCTGCATTCATTTTAATATCATAAAGGTACATTTTAAAGTTAGTACCGGATTTAATAATTGCACGGATTCTAGTAGTTCCTCGTGCATTCCCTACAGAATAGACGCCTCCGCTAATTACTAGATCATGCACTTTACCATTAATGTAATCTACATCAATTCCATTTAGATTGTCAATAATTACGTAGCTACCGTAGTCAGCTGACACTGTTTCGTTATTTACTACTTCAGTTGTTACAGGTTTTGGAATACGGATTTTTTGCTGGCGAGCTTCTACGCGGTAACCATCAACATAACCTACACCATCAGATACGTTTAAATTTAGATGTGAAGATTCACTATCAGTTTCAAAGAATGAAAAGAACGGCTTAACTGTATAGTTACCGCTTTCTTCTTTGGTTCTTTCTGCCATTAAATCTTGAATTAAGTTATATTCTGATCGACCGTTATTAATGTCCATGATCTGGCCATCTTCTACTCGGACGACAAACACGAAAGTATCATTCGGGTCAAGGGTAGCCTGATCAGCAAGGGTTAAAGAAATCTTATATCGATCTGCGCCGGGTGCTGTTAGGTTAGGAACCTGCCCCTGGTTATCATATAATCTTGCATCGTCTGCAGCAGTAATAATCTGTTCTGTTACCCGAAATCCGACTGTGCCAGTTGCTTCAGATGCATACTTATTGAGAATTAGAGTTTGAGAAGTGGCATGCACAAAATGACCTTGAGTATAAAAGTCTCCTTCACCTACAGATACTAGCGTGCCAAATCCAATTGCAGGGTTATCATCAGTATTAATACCCTGAATCGTAAGAGTAACTCCTCCGTTATTAATACTTTCGCCTGCAGAAAAAGTTGAGCCTTCGGCCGTAGTTCCTGGGCCGGATATATATTGGAGATAAACTGTAGATGGGTCTGTACCTACTGCATTTACAGTTTCAATAAATTTAGCTCGTACACCTGAAGTAACACCAGTAAAAGTTGTTCCAATAATGCCAGTAGGTAAGGTTGCATCAGATGAAATCTTAGCGAAGCTATAACGATTATTTACATAAAGGTTATTAACCGGATTAACCGATCCACCGTCTTTAAAAATGTTATCTCCAAAGCGGCTAAGCTCTGCTTGAATAATAGTTTGTAGCTGGGTAAGCTCTCGGGATTGAACTGCTCGACCGGGGTTAAATAATACTCGGTGGTAACCGTCGCTTTCCCTAAAATCGTCCTTATAGGTATTTGCAAAGGTGTTCTGAATAATCGGGGATGCCATATTTTATTCCTATAGTTGGATAATTACTTTAATGTCTTCTGTCTGGTTAGCAGATCGAATAACTGCTGCACGATTTTCCAAGTAAAGTAAATCACCTGAAAGATTATCGATGTCAGAACTATCTATAATAGAACTAAGAGTGCCAGTTGAGCCGGGTGCAGTAATATTTCCACCGACGTCTGTAATAAAAGAACCAAATCCAGTATTTACATTTTGGTGATACCATAACTGATCTGAGTCGATATAATCAACCAGAGCTTTAGAACCAGAAGTTGCTCCTAAGACTTCTTGGTCAATATTAAAAGTAGCCGCTTGAGCTGGGTTATCTAAAATAAGTTTCTTTAATACTAAGCCAGTAGCAGCTTTAAAAGATCCAGCGCCTACATTAACAGGAACCGTAGGATTTTTTAATAGGCCGATTTGACGGAAGTCATTACCTACTACAAATTTATCTGTTTCAGTGCCGTCGGGTTTAGTATTAAATACAATTGCTTTTGCTTTTAGATCTGAAACTGGATTTGAGCCAATACCATTTGGTTGACCAATAACAATTCTTGCTATAGAGTTTGCACCGCCACCGCCTGTAAATGATACTGTGCCAAGAGTATATCCTGACCCGCGAGCAACCATTGTTACTTTTGTAATTTGTCCAGCATTAACAGTAGCTAAAGCAGTAGCTCCATTACCACTTCCTTCAATAACTACTGTAGGAGCAGATGTATATCCTGATCCACCGTTTTGAACAATTACACTTAATACTTCGCCTGGGGTTGCAGCATTTTGAACTGCAAATTGGGCGTTGTCTGTAATATCTGCTGCAGCTTGATCTGAGTCTACCACCTGAACCGGCATAAAGCCTGAAGACATAAACTTCAAAGATCGAGATACGGGAATCGCATATAAAAACAACCAAGTGTATCCATCAGCAGTTGCAAAAGGCGAGGTAGATTGTCCTGTAGGTTTTACAGTAGAAGTTTTGGTACTACCATCGTTATTTCTTGCGCGCTCTACACACACGTAAACTTGCTGTTCATCGGTAATAATAAAGTAAGGCTGGATCGGGTGAGATACTCCTGCATCATCAAAAGATGAATAAAGCGTGCCTGAAGTCCAGTTATTACGTGGCACAACATACGAAACATCTTCTGCAGACTTAATAGATTGTAGACTTGTGCGAAATGATTTCTCATCCGAAAGACTATTAAGAGGATTTGGAGCTACGTCCGAATCATTCCATTGTTCAGACCGGCCGATACCAATGTAATAGGTGTCAGCAGTTGTTCCTACGGAGGTTAGAATTCCATCCAAAAGAGTTCTTTTAATTGAGTCAGTAATAATAGCAGACATGTTTGTTCCTTAAGTTACCGTTATGCCGCTGACAGCGCCAACTAGGAACCAATTAGTTCCGTCCCAGATACATTGTGTCCCGGAGTTCTGTGTCATTGCAAAATCAGCGCCATTTGCGAAGTTAGCGGGGGTAACAGTTGCTGTACCTACCCCTTTA